CCTTAAGCCCACTCTATTCGTATGAGTGGACCAAAAGTCATGTTCGTGGCGGTTGGAGGATCCTGACCTACATGATGTAGACTTCTTGCTTGGATTTGTGATACGTAGCATCCCACTTTTGTTCTATTGATTTCAATCAGTAAAACTTAAGAACGCCCGATCGGACGCGCAGGGATACAGGATAATTTATTTTACAATCTACATTTCTCTCAACTATCAGTGTTCATTTTATAATGTCTTCAATCCGTGACCCATCAACTTCAACACCTTCACACTCAGAAGCCACTTCAAATAATGAAGCTAACACTGAGATTGGCAGAGCTGAGCAACAAGAATTGGAAATCACAACACGTGATGATACAATCTTGATGCAGGCAAACGCTGTTGCAGCTGTTACTGATTCGCTTGATACCCTTCTTCGACCATCCGTTGATAAGCTTGCTTGTCGACGAATCATGTTACATGCCCTTAACGTTCCATTGAACGTTAATGTAAATACTATTCTTTATACTTTTGATCCATTTGTAAAATATTTTAATGATACTTTAACAAAAAATTCATCCTTATCTTCTTTTCGCGATGTATATTTTGATTTGAAAATCACTGTTACTGTAATTAGTTTACCAGCATATGCTGGATTCTTGCGATTTTTCTTTTCACGTTTCCATTCACAGCACGCCGAAGAAAACACGCGCATGGCATATGAGCATTATGATCTAGATGTTTCTAACAAGGAATACCTAGAATTTACGTTGACCATGGAATTGCCATACCGTGTTATGAATACCATTCATGCCACTTTTTCATCTCATGGCGTTGGCAATCTGGTTGTCTATGCTCCGCTACAAATCACAGCACCACAAGCAGCGGGGTCAAACATTCGCGTGGAAATTTATGGTGAACCCACAAATTTACGCGTCTATAATTTGATCCCTCGTTTTCTCACTCCCCGTCTTCAGACCGCTTTGCAACCCATGGAAGTTGGTACTGTTTCTGACATAACTATGCGAGAACCAGTTCAAAACACTATGGCTCCCATTGAGATTGCATCAAGATGGGGGTATGCTGGCCGTTACACGTTGCCATCCATTTTACCAACTAGCGCTTTGATCATGAACCTACCACTTGTACCTACTCATTTTCATCATACTCCATTGTGTGAAGTTGCTAATGTGTATTCTTTCTGGCGTGGCTCTATTAAATTTCGTTTAACTATTAATTTGAATAAGTTTCAGAATGTACAGTTGGCTGTTTCTTTTCTACCTAAAAGTGCCACATTGCCTGACTCAGCTTATGATGCGTGTGCTTTTCAAGACTTTGTTTTTGATCAGACACATGTACATGAGTTTGAAGTCGAGTATTCTGCTGGATCCCAATGGTTGCCAACTAAGGTTTCTTCTTTTAACAATTCTGAGGGATTTGGCTCCATGCATGTATATATGCGTTCACCTGTGATTTCTGTTGTTCCACCCGCAAACCAGGCTGCTATTCTTGTTGAAGTGGCAGCTGGTAATACATTTGAGGTAGCTCACCCACGCGATCATCTTGTGCCACTACCACAACCTGCTGTTGTACAAACATTGAATTCTGAGTTCCCCATCCGATCTATTTCTGCATCAACGAACCTCTACTCTGATGCCGCACTTCCTGCTTTGGCTGGTTATTTCAATACTTTTACGAAAAACAGGATTGTCCATGTTACACCTCTTCTTGCACAAACTGGGGTTCTGAGTTTGCTCCGTCGTTCTCATGCTGCTTGGAGCGGGGCTTTGGAGTTTATCGTTGAATTTTTGGAAGATCATGGAGCATTGGAAATTAGATATGATCCAATTGTCAGGAGTAATGCCGTATTTCAATTTTCTGAGACTGATGCTGCTCCTACAGCTGGTTATACGTTGTTTGCAAATGCGTCCGTGAATAGGATTTTCCGATTCAAGGTTCCATTTGTGTCAATATATGACTATGTAGTGAGCACAATTTCTGATTATACAGCGGCTCTCGATCTTGGGAGTGAAACTGGTGCTTTGTTTTTTCAAGGCAAAGCCCAGTTTAAGTTGTATGTGAAGGCTGCTGATGATTTTAAAGTTTTGTTCTACAACTCTTTCCAAGGTTGGACTAAAAATGCTGATCCTTTTGATGCAGTGGCAACACATGCTCTCCAACCCATCAATGACAAATCCACATGGCATCACGCCAAACCAGAGAGTGGTTGGGCTGATAAATTGGGTATTGATTCAACTGGGATCAATGAAACAATTTCTGAGGTTCGTGACTTGGTTACATCGCTGCGACCGCTAGTCCATCTGGGGACTAACATCATGGATACTGTTATGTCATTGTTGGAGGGCCCTGGGAAAATCTTTGCAGCTGCATTCAATGTAGCTACTATGGGATTAGAGGGCCTAAAGACAATTGTACTTAACTTGCACACATTCATTTCCACATTCCTTGAGGTTGTAACACCATCGTATATATGGTCTTTCCTGAAGTCTTCCGTTGCTGAGTCTTTCACATCAACTGAGTTGCTGGTGCTGTATGGGACAGTTGTGGTGGCGGGTGCTTGTGCACTTGATATCACAAATCCATCTTTTATAGTGCTAGCACTTGTCACTTTTGGTCTAGCAACCCCATCACTGATAAATATTACCACACAAATTTCTGAGACTCTACTCTCAGAGGTGGCCGCCCCAGCTGTCAAGGCCTCTTTGAGAGTAGAAGCTTCTTCAACTTCTACTTGCGTTGTGACAATTTTAACTACATTGATTGGTTTGTTGATACCCACGTCTAAGGGAACTGCACTACCGAAACTTGGCTCATTTGCAAAGGATTTTTCCGCTATTTTCTCTGGTGCAAAAGCTATGGATGAGATTGTCAGTTCACTTGTTTCTGTAATTATCTCTTCTCCTGTCATTTCTTCTGCCCTTGGCTGTGATTTTCCTGGTGTGTCTTTGTTGTTGTCTGTCAATATTGAAGGTTTTGTAGATGAGATTAGGAGTTTGATGTTGGATGATTTCTACAATAAGGGTATAACTTCTGAGATGATTGTAAATCAAGAACGCTTGACTAAGATTCGTCGTGAGATTGAAGCGAAGTTACCAAAGGTTGATAAGACAAATTTCTTCTTCAATACTACTTTGCGTAAGGTGATGGATGAGCAGGAAAAGATGCACAAACATGTTAAGGCACATCGAGGGCATGCTCGTGAGAGATTCTCTCCTTTTTGCATGATGATACATGGAGAGACTCGAGTGGGTAAGAGTGTCCTGGCTGCTAGCTTGCAGGAGCAATTCTGCGAACTAATGGACTGGGACATTGAGAATGATGTTTATACGCGCCAAAACAACGATAAGTATTTTTCCGGCCTAGGCCATCAGAAAATACTGTATATTGATGATGCGCATACTAACATTAATGCCGATGGGGCTGATTCTGATATGGCCACTATAATGTCTTTTGCCACTAATGCACCATGGGCTCCACCCATGGCGTCTTTAGAAGATAAAGGGCGTTGTGTGACTTCTTTGATTGGTATGTTTGTGACGAACACACCTGGTGTTCCAACTTATGCTGGCATTCGAAATCCACAAGCATATTTGGCACGGCGAAATCTTCTGATTAAGATGCGATGGAAAGAAGGTCAGACAGTGCACTCACCTGACTTTGCTCATGCAGAGTTTGTGTTGAATGACCCGTTTGATCCTGATGGTATAATGTGTTTGGATAAAGATGGCAATGCTGTGAGAGAAAATGATCCGAATGTTCTTGTTTTAACGTATTCTGAGTTGTGGCAACTGTGTGCGAAGCGATTTGTTGAACACATGGTGAAACAACGAAAGTTGCGGAGTGAACGAAGAACTGGCAATGGGATACCTGCTCCCATTGATGATGAATTGTTGACTGCTGTTCGGAAGATGTGCGATAATTTTGATGATTTGGATGCTGTTCCGTTGACCCAATTTTTACCAAGTGCTAGGACTGAGGCTTCTACCGTTGGGGATATCTTGGGAGCAACTTTGCCAAGGTATGAGGCCATTTACGAGTTGTTTGCTGATAAGATTGAGGGTGCAGTTAATGATATATTTTATCTACCTTCCTTAGACACATTTGTCTGGAGAGGGTTGAGAGAAGAAAATCGTGAGCTGTATTTTTCATTGTTGTCTGTTTCTACTGGTGAGAGGCAGGTGGATCATTTTGAGTTTATTGAGGAGTTGGCCTCGGTGATTGCTTCTGTGGAAGATCCAAATGAACGAGCTGATATGTATCTGGCAATTGCACCTGAGTTTTTGCCACATGTATATAGGCGTGTGGATAGGATATTGAAGATACGTGCTACTATGGATGAGTTTGCAACTATTGGCTCCAAGTCATTTTGGACAGAGTTGTCAAACTTTACAATTGCAATTCCACGTTGGGTTAAGATGTTGTTGTTGGCTGGAACCACTGGTGGTTTCATTTATTACATGCTGAGAAGTAAGAATCCTATCACACGATTGTCCGCTCCACCAGTTGTCGTCCCCCCACAGTATGAGAAGACTGCGTTCGCTTCAATGGCTATGCCGGTGAAGAAAGTGGTTTACCAGACTGTGGATACTTCATCTGAAACCCCACCACAATCAGAACTGTCTGAACTTCCCGTTTCATTCCCACCACAATATGCAAAGGATCCAATTGCTTCATTACAAATGCCATTGAAGAAGAAGGCTCCTTTACCTGTACAATATGAGAAAGTTCCCATGCCGTCATTCCAACTCCCTGTGAAGAAGACAGTTCTGACACCATTTGACCCTGCACCCAAAGTCTTGCCACTTGAGAACCCTGCACCGCTCGCCCGTCCACAGTCTGCTGCTGAGTTAGAGGAGGCCCAAAAACAGATTTCTGATAAGGTTTGTTCGGTTTGGCGATCTGGCGCCATTCAAAATGGTTACTTGTTGGATGATAGGCATGTTCTTGTGAATAGACATTTTGTTTGTTGCGCCTATCCACCATTGGTTGTTGATGAGTGTTATCAGTTTAAATATGAGGTTTCTGGTTCTGAGGTCACACAATGCTTCTTGGAGGAGAGAATTATTAATGTCGAGAATTTGTGGCCTGTTGGTCATGAGGACTTTGTCATTATTAAGCTCCCTGTTCCATTACCTGGCGTGAAGAAAGGATGGGGACACTTGGTTACTGAGAGGGAATTGACGGCTCTATACCCCACAACTGGAATATTGATTACGAGGAGCCCAAAGTTCAAGAGCATAATCCATAGTTTGTACCCGGTGAAGAGAATGTTGCGTTCTGCAAAGGACACTTTCATTAACTTGGATGGGGCTATGAACGTTTTTAACCCTTCATCCATCTTTGTTGATGGTTTCACCTATCGAGCTGTTACTAGTGATGGTTCGTGTGGCGGCCCATTGATTTTGGAGGGAACTGGAGGGAAGATATGTGGACTACATGGGGCCGGTTTTGTCACACCCGATCGTTCTGGAGAATGTTTGGCACATCTGTTGTACAAAGAGATGATTGAGGAGGCACTGCAAGAGAGAGGGAAGTTATTCTATTGGAGTGATAACCCTAACTATGCAGAGCCTGCTCCTGTGTATTCTGGTCGCCTGGATGCTCTGAACGCTTTATTTGTTCGCACTCAGGCTTGTATAGATGTTGAGAAGTTTGGTCTTGAAGTTGTAGGGACAACGGATATGTCTATGGCTACCCGTGGTTCAATGAAAACTTCTTTTGTTGAGTCTCCCATTTCACGATTTTTCCCTTTTGAACCATTTCGCGTTCCAGCTGTACTTACACCCCATGACAATCGTGTCCCATACCCATACGACCCACGTCCTGACATTTTAGGTAAGTACACCCGTCCCATCAAACCCCTAAACCACACACGTTTGATGCGTGTTGTTGACCATCTTGCCACCCAATTGTCTTCGCTTTATCATCCCTATAAGCCACAAGGTCTACTAACTTTTACACAGTCTGTAGATGGTGTACCTGGTGCTCCATTTTATGACTCCATCAACATGCATTCATCCCCCGGTATTCCATATTCTTTCCATGGCCACCACCGCAAAGCAAGCATGTTCACCATTGAAGGCGAGTATGTTAATGGTTCACCCCATTATCTGCCCGTCACTCCCATCCTAGAAGCGAGATATGATTCAATCATAACTGCTGCTATGGAAGGGAAGATGGTTGAGGTCCTGTTCCAAGAATTTATGAAGGATGAACTTGTGAAGCGAGCCAAGGTTTTTGATAAACCTGCAACTCGTGGAATTGCCAATCCTCCTATAGATTTATTGCTCGCTATACGTTCTGCATTCCTGCCTTTCATTGCATTGTGTATGTATAATCGTTCTGAGATTGATTGTCAAGTCGGGATTAATCCCATGTCGGGTCTTGAATGGACTGCTATTGTTAATAGGTTGCAGGGAAATTCAGACTTAGTCTTTGATGCTGACTATTCCGCTTTCGATTCCACAATCCATGGTGAGACGCTTGATGCATTCGCACAACTGACTAATAAGGTTATGGGAGGCTCTTATGCCGAACAATTAGCCCGAAAAGTTTTAGTGCGATATACATATGATAGGGTTTCACAAGTCACCAATGTCCAGGTTAAAATTGACCAGGGTATGGCCTCAGGAATGCCAATAACTGCTGTTGGTAATTCAATTGTTAATATGTTCTACTTGAGGTATGCCTGGTTGAAGCTAGCCGAGACACACGCCCCCGAACTTGCCACCCTCCGACTGTTTGATGAGAATGTCAAAGCCATTGTCTATGGTGATGACAACATGGTTACTGTTAAGCCGCTCTGTGCACAATGGTATAATCTGAGGACCATTGCGGCTTGTCTGTCCGAGTATGGAATTGTGATGACTGATGGACAGAAGAATTCTGGTGATTTGGTCCGACCTTTTGGGGAGTGGGATCAAATGAGGTTTCTGAAGAGGGCATTTGTTCTGGACCCTCGAACTGGGATGTACCTGGCTCCTTTAGAGATGAAAACTATTTTGGATAGGATCAGGTACGTGAAATCTAAGACATGGGTCGTGGATTTGGATATGCGGTGTCAAGCTTCATTGATGGATGCCGTGTTGCATGGGAAGGAGGTTTTCACTGCCCTTCAATTTTTCATAAACGATTGTTATAAGGAGCTGGATTTAGTTCCCTATACTTTTGAATATGAATTTGAGAGGGGTAGGTGGGAGAGCGCTGGGCGCTTGGCTGAAAATCAAATGATACGATACACGACCATGGACCCAAGAACTTCAAAGATTGTTACGTATCGTGCCCCACAAGATCGTGTACCATCGTACAATGGATCCTCTTTTGCCCTCATGTTAGATGGACCTGACTACAGGGCAATTAAGGCTCAAACAATGAATGTCTGGTTAACTGACCTTTCTGAAAATAGTGGTGGCTCCGGGTCGTCGTCTACTTCGCAAGACGACTCGAAAGCTATCACTGAGATGAAAAAGTTAGTTGAGAAGACATTTATTATTTCAATAGATGTTAAGTCAAAGTTTCTGGATACCTACCAACACAGGAAGGAGCAAATTGATACAGGCATTGTAGAGACCTTGGCAATCCATAAGAATACTTCTGCGGTCTTGGATATTGTGAAATCTATGCAGAAGGCAGGGGGAGCGCACGCCCCAGGCTCATCTTCGGGAGCAACAAAGCCGGAGAAACATGAGATCGATGTACAGACGATGGCTGATGTAGAGTTAATGGAGTTACATAAGCGTCCTGATATTCCGGTCAATGACCACATGATGTTGGATTATGTAGACTCTAAGTTTAATGGTGACAAGTTTACTGCTTTCTTTGGCTTGTCTATATATAATCAGTTTATTTGGTCTATAGATGTTTATGGTAAGAAATTATGTGGTCAGAGTACGCCATTTTCCGCCAAGGTTACAGGCAAAAACCTGTGGTTTTGGTGGGACATGGCGTCTGGGCATCGTCCTTGTTCTTGCATTACAGAATCTGTCTGTATTGTGAAGAAAGAGGCGAACTCCACGCTCATAAATATTACCGTCGAGAGTTTTCCCCCGTTAGGAGTCCATGCACTTGTAATTATAGGTTTGCATGATTAGATTCTCGTTTTGCTAGTGCTGCAACAGGCTTACCACAATTTGTGGATGGAGTGTTGCAGCATAGGTTTTTAGTTTTGCCCTCTAAGGAGGTTTTTCTTATTGTAGTTAAGTTTGTGCTACGTAATTGACTGGTTCTTGTTTGTTCTCCAGGCTCTCCGCTATTTAGCGTCGTAGCAAGAA